GGTTTACAAGAAAATGATTTTGTGTATAAACACCAACGAGAGTTAGAATGCGATTACACTACGAAAGAGTGTTAAAGAGTGAAAATGCTATGGTAGACGGTTATACGAAAGTAGACGGCTATTTTGGTCCATTTAGAATGAATAAATGTGTCGTGTATTATTCGCCATTTACGGGCGGCTATATAGCGGCAAAACTTGTATACAAAATTGAAGGAAAAAACTAATGGCTTGCAGATGTGATATTCACCCAAACCTATTTGAAGATGTGAAAACTTTTATGGACGGCGGGGAGCAAATTCCGAGTCCAGAATTGGTTAATCTATATAAAGATTTAATCGCTGAAGAATACTCGGAATTCATTGATGGTGTTAATAATAATGACCCGATTGAAACATTAGATGGTTTGGTTGATACTGTATGGGTTATTATTGGATATTGCATCGCGGCGGGGTATGATTTTGACGGAGCTTGGAAAGAAGTTGCCGCATCAAACCTTAGCAAACTTGACCCAGAAACGGGCAAGGCTATTAAAAACGCAGCTGGCAAAATAATGAAGCCAGAATCATATTTCAAACCTGATTTGACTAAATTCATAGGATAACATGCCAACAGCATATATGTCGAAAATATCGAAAGATAAAAATATTCCAATCGCAAAGTTAGAGAAATATTGGGACAAAGCAAAGTCTCTAGCAAAAGATTCAGGGCATGAGGAAGAATTTGATTATATCACTGGAATCTTCAATAAAATGATTAAAGAGGACGAAGACCATACCATATCAAGGTATTCTGACTTCTTGGATAGTCAACCCAAATAACCTAACAAAGCCGGCACGAAGCCGGCTTTTTCACACCAAAAATTTATTTTAAAATAATTAAAAATAAAGCTTTACTTTTGGAAAAAAGCGAGTATAATAGATCTTAATGAAGTTAACCTATAACGTATTGGAATGTGTATTATGGCTATAAATGAATTGATTGAAAAAGCGGCGCTGGCTCTTGAAAAGGATAAGGTTAAATGTTATGGTTGGAACAAAGAAGAATTTAAAATCTGGTGCTACAGCGATACTCGTGGTAGACGTTCGTTTGCTGATTCAGTTAGAACTGCTAAAATTGTTTATAACATTATGAAAAAAGAAGCACAATAAAATGACCAACGAAGATTTGATTGCTGAAGTGATCGCTTATTATGAAGACCCTAATCATCCTTTCAGCTTACACATTGATGCTCTATTAAGACAAAGAGGAGAATCCAACGCCGAGTGGAAATCCTTAAGAAATGCGTACGCATCAGGAGAGTTCACTCCTGCTAATTGTGTATTTATGTGGAATTTTGTAAAATAATTTAAAAAAAAGCTTTACTTTTACAAAATTCCTAGTATAATAGATCTTAATGAAGTTAAACCTTAATGAATTATCTGGAGAGTGAAATGTCTTATTTTAAAGGTACTGTTGAAAACGGTGGTATGTTCAATAACGGCTTTGCTAATTTTGAATACAGAGTTAGCGAAGGCAAAGCGGAAGGACAAGGCGCTTGGGGAATCGAAAACGGCTTCAAGTATGAAATAGCAATTTGTGATGGTTCTGTTAGATTCGCCAACGTGAAAAAAACTGTTGCCTATATCTGCATCGGTGAAGACGAATGCGGTAAGCCTATTATTGAAAAATGGAAAATAAAACATATCTGGTGCAATACCCAGCTATAAATTTATTTTAAAAATAATTAAAAAAAGCTTTACTTTTGAAAAAAAGAGAGTATAATAGATCTTAATGAAGTAATCAAGTTATCCCTTAATTAAATTGGAGTGTTAAAATGAAAGAATTATATGAATCAATCTATAGTATGTACGTTGTTAGCGGTATGTCGGTTCGTGATATCGCTTTGGAAGAAGGACTGTCAACTAGCGAAGTTGAAAGTGTAATTGAATTTATGTCAAACCTTGGTTAATTTGGAGCGTTGAAAATGGTTAGCGTATTAGGAATGATGAAAAAAGATGTTGGTTCTGTTGTTGGTTTAACTGTATCGTATGATTTTGGCGGTTCAAACCCAATTGTCGGTAAAGTAATATCAACCAAACAAAATAAAATCGAATCTATTATTGACGGCGAATTATCGGTTTGGTATTCTTATGGAATATCATTTGGTGGTTGCTCGTATTATACCGTAGATAAATTGACTAAATTAGTTGGCGCTTAAATGAAAAGAAATGACCTAATCGAAAAATTGGAACGAATGAGTTCAACCGTGTTAGTTTGCGCTGATTCTTTACCTGAATCAAAAATGCTAAATCCTGATCAAGATAAGTTGGTTGAAGAACTCCAATACATTTTGTTTGATGCACATAAATTGATTGAAGAAAAAATTGCTGAGTATATTTTTAGAACTGTTAATGGAGAGTAATGAAATGTCAATACATAAGGCGGCGTTCTTTTGGGACGATAAAAAGGGTAAAAACGTGGTGACCGTTTGCGGCGTGGCTAATTATAATCAAACCATCACCAAAGTCCAAAACTGGGATAATGTCACTTGCAAACGCTGTTTACTCGACAAAAAGGCGTTTGAAATTAGTTCAGTGAATTTAAAATAATTGGAGTTGTATCATGGCTGTTAATTGGAACGCATTAAAAAACTTTGAAGTCAAATTTGAAAAATATGATTATTTTTTCGCTAAGGATATCGTTGTTGGGTACGATAACATTTTAGCAGAAAATGAAGAAGATGCTGTAAGACGTGCTATCTTCAAACACGGCGACGGCATCAGTATCCTAGCGGTAAACGAAGAAATCGAAGAATAAAATAAAGCTTTACTTTTACAAATTTAATAGTATAATAGATTGTAATGAAGTTAAACCTTAAATTATTTGGAGAGTAAAATGAAAAAGAAAATGTATTTTTTCCAGTTGAATGGTTCTAAAGCTACCTTGATTGATTCTGAAAATGGGCAGACTTTGACCATTATTGATTATTCTGATTCAGACATTAGCATTGACTATATTATTGCTAATTCGTATTTGTTCAGAAAGGTAAAACGCCACTCAGTTACTATGAATATGCTTTCTGTTTCGTTTTAAGGGTATTATTATGAATAAAGAAGAATTGAGACTCAAAAAGGCGCTATTATTGGCGCAGTTAGAAGATATTGAATCAGAATTAAATGCTGTTTCGTATTGGGAACCTAAAGGTGGGGAGTGGTTTATTAACCAATGTGATGATGAAGTTGAATATTGGAAAATGAGCACCGAAGCAACAAAACTTGCTGGATTAGAACGCCAAACTAAAGAACAAGCCGAACGCGCAGCAGTTGAGATGCGTAGGTTTAATCGGTTACTGGCTCTAAGGGATGAGTTGTGTAGTGGTCAAATGAATTGGGAAGATAAAAATAGCAAAAAATATTATGTGTATTTTGATAACTCTACTGAAAGGTGGGACTGGGCATTTGACGGATTTTTACAAAAAATAGCGCCTTACTTTACTACGCAACAATCAGTAGAACGGGCGTGTCTTATGCTTAACAGCGGAGAAGTTAAGTTATGAGCCTTCAATACAAGAACAAAAATGGTGATGTTTACTTACTTGAAACCGCGTGTCTTGTAAAAATTGGCGATGACTGGGTTGAAGGTATCGCTTATTTTAATGCAAATAAACTTCGTCAAATGTTTGTTACAACTAAAGATGATTTTTTTAATTCTTTTGAGGAAATTATTGATGAGGTTGAGTTATGACGGTCACACCAACCAACGCTATAAATGACGTTCATGAAGCATTGCGTTCAGTTAAATTGGCATTAAAGAATGCTGGTGAAAATGGTACAGTTGGGTTTTTACACCATTGTGAATTAGCAAAGGAAAACCTAGAACTTGCCTGGGAACAGTCATACAAGGGGCATACCGCTAAGAAAGCAAGGTTAATGGCAAAATATTCTGCTTGTTGCTCAGAAGAATATATAGACACTATTATTTTTTGTGGTATTACTGATGATGAGATTGACGATAAAATTTTAAAATATTATATGGGATAACAAAAATGACTGAACGCGCTTATGTTATGCTGAATCGTGAGGATGTATTTAAAATATTAGCCTTGTTTGAGTTTGAAGTAGAAAGCGCCGGCTCGTTAACCTGCTATGCTAAATTGACTTATGAGCAACTTGACGTTTTAGACAAAAACAATTTTGGATACACTATATTATGAAAACACTACAATTTGAAGAACTAAAGCCTTATCTAAACGCCTACCCGATGGATGATGAAACTAATGGTAGACGATATAGATGCACTCCTATATTGTACCATTCTATTGTTATTCGACATAACGGACATAGCATTGATGTAGGCTATATTGACGAACATGTTGATGCTGACGGTGAATGGAGTTTGATAATTTGTGACGATTTAGGGGATACCTTTATAACTTATCTTGACTCTTTTGATGTATCGATATATAAAACTGAACAAATATTTTAAAATAAAGCTTTACTTTTGCGAAAAAGAGAGTATAATAGATCTTAATGAAGTTAAACCTTAATTAAATTATTCGGAGTGTATATTATGTCAAATTCTACCTTATTTCAAGAAAAAGCCGGCGCTGATATTTACTGGGCAGAAAAAGGCAAACACCAAGCTGAGTTGAATCGTATTAATGCGTTGGTTCCAGATTCTGGTCCAGCTGAAACCTTAGAAGGTGAGTTGCTCCGTTCTGTTACCAGATTGTATTATGACTACTACAACAACGGTATGTGTAATAATACTTCAGGCGCGGTTAATTTCTTAACCAAATACAACGGCAAAATAGGCTTAGGTATTGGTAAAGAACTTGACGCGGTTTATGAAAGTAGCGTTTCAGGCGGATACGGTTATGTTAACCTAGAAGTTGAATTAGAAAAAATTGTTGACTCTGTAATAGTGTATATTGCTTCTGTTAAAGACTATACCGTTAACACCGAAAATCTATTCGATTTTTCTGACGATACTGTTTATGAAGACGAAGATGATGATGATGATTATTTTGATCAATACGATCAGTATGATGACGAAGACGAAGAATAATTGAGGAATTTATTATGTTAAAAAGCAACCCAATGATTACAGAAGATGAACTTCAAGAAGGAGTTTATATTAGTCAATACAGTTTCCAGTTGCATAAGTGCCATAATTCAAATTTGTATATTAACGACCCAGATTTTAGACCAAATGATGCTGCGTGGTATTACGGCGTATGCGATGGAATTGAGAATCTGATTGATGTTATTCCAGAATTACTATCTCCTGACCGTGAATTTTTAGTGCTATTGACTGAAATTACTAAACATGATCAACCACGAGATTATGGCTGGAGATGGCATAAATGGGGCGATTATATCGGAACCCAAACGCCTACTACAGAATACATTTATGATGAACCGGAAATTGACCTTGTTTACTGCTACCATATTTACGAGAAAAAACAATGATTGAATGGGTAAAATCTAATAAGGGTTTAGCGGCTTGTTGCGTTTTAGGTTTTATCGCCAGCCTGCCGTTTGTTTTAGGCGGTATCGGAATTTTTATCGTCAGATTGATTAGCGAGATTGTTCTACCAATATGCTTAGTGGTTGGAATTTTAATGTGGTTTGAAAAGGGGAAAGCTAATGACAAATAGATTTACACCACACAAACATGCTGATATGTTGAAAAAATATGCCGAAGTAGCGGCTTACCGTAACGACCCTTGGGTTGAGTTTCAGATACTAAGCAAAGATGGTATATGGATAAATTTCAACAACAATATTGCGTTTGTTGAAGCCTTTGATTATCGTTGGATTGGAGATTGGAGATGAGTCTTTTAACAAATGAGCAAATATCTGAAATTGTAAATTTATTCAGTTTATCTACAAGTAAGCGAGATTTCCTAGTAGAGTTAACTATTTGGAATGAGATGCAACAGGTTAAATTTGAACCAGATTGGGATACTGCTCCAATAAATGCTATAGAAGCAAGGGTAATAATTCATTGGATAGATAAAACATATAATTGTATTAAAACAGAGACAGCAGAATCTATTCCTCGTCCAGTTAAACCTCATCCTCATGCCAAATTAATCGTTAAGTACGGTGAAGTTGCTGGTCGCCGTGAAGATCCTTGGGCAGAATTTGAGCAGTACGATCCATATGATGGTCAATGGAGAAAAGCAGTTCAACCAATATGTTTTCACTGGGATATAAATTATAGATGGATAGACGATGAGACCAATTAAAAATTTCAGCATATTCTGGTTCTACACAATACTTTTATTTTTCGGGTTCGGTTGCGCGGTCATAATCTTGCCGCTGAAATTGATTTTTACTCCAAATTCCTTTAGGATACCTAAGGAGGAAAAGCTTAAAAGAATCAATTTGTTTTTATCTAAGTTTACTGCCCATTTAAATGAATGGGTTTCTACTCATTGGGAATGATTTTAGCCGGCGCGTTGCCGGCTTTTTCACGTCAAAAATATTTTAAAATAAAGCTTTACTTTTACAAATAATCAAGTATAATAGATCTTAATGAAGTAATGAATTATTTGGAGTGTGTGAAATGACATTAAAGGTATTACCAATTGAATATTGGATGGAACTACATGATAGCGACGAATTACCTGAAATCGCGCCTATATTAAACAGAGACGGATATTTTTATGAAACTGTTTCTAAACGTTGTTGGTTTGAATTTAACGGTAAAGCATTTGATTTAGAAAAAAACACTCAATTTTTATTTGAGTTGGAACTATTGAATCACAAACCATTATCTACTGAAGAAATTAATGCGTTAAAGGTTTTGACTAAGCACAAGTTAATTTCTAAAAAGCAACGTCATTTATTATGGATCGATTCTTTGGTAAAAGAAATTAGATTAGACGCTTTAGAATCGAAAAAATTTGTAAAAAAACTTAAACAGGAAAAAATTAAAAATGGTTAGCATAATTATTTGGTTTGTTTGTAGCGCGGTTTGGTTTAATTTGTGTTTGATTACTGAATCATATACTTTGTTGAAATTTATATCTACTTTAGTATTTTTATTAAGTTTAATTATAGAAATGTTTTGGGTTGCTAAATATGTTATTAACAGTCCAGATTTATTGAGTTTTTTATTACCTTAAAAATGTGATGAGAGATAGAAATCCGGCGCTACCTTCTAAGGTGTGCCCAAAATGTTGTAAACTTGGGTTTAGGTTGTACATAACTATGTTCTTTATTGAACATTATGGTGCATACTGTACAGAATGTAAGTACAAAACAGAACCAAGTCCAGGAGAAATATCTGGTTGTGCTGAATGGGTTAACGCCGGTATTTTCTATTGTCCAGATATTCCATTACCAGTAATCGAGGAGATTGAAAATGAAAAACGAATTTAATTTTGATTTAGAGAAAATGAAAACAGCCGTTGAATCGCCACGGGTTAGCCTATACCCAACTAACAGTTTTGAGGAGTTTGATAAAATGATGCAAGCGGATAACAAAGATATTATGATTGATAATATGTTCGCAAAGTTTACGAATTCAGCTAAGGAACGATCTAAAAGGGCGTTAGCAGGCGATGGGGACGTATGTTATCCCTTTTTAGTAGGTTATTACGAATCAGGTATCCTAGACCTCCTGAAGCGCTTGGATTTATCTGACGCTCAAATGAAAATTCTTTTCGATAAATTTGACCTATAAATATTCTATTTACAAGGAATATTAAAATGAGTTTTGCTGAATTTAAAAAAGCAGTATTAGAAGATGTTGTAGCTGCTGGAGTTGCCGCTAATACAACCGCCGGCGTTACGAATACAGAACTCCCAATAGGCGCTAAACGTAAAAAAGCCAATAAAACAGAAATTGAGAAAAGGGTTAATGATGACGAAACTCCAATCGCAGTTAAGTAGATTCAAAAAGGGCGATAAGGTTATATACACAGGCAAGGATGTAAAATACCCAATTGTTTTGTATTTTGACAGTGCGGACTATAACGTTGAAATGAATCGTTGGGACTATTACCTTAAATTGTCACCAAAAGAAAAGCTAACAGGGTATGTTGGAACAGACTCTAACGTTATGCTATTTGATATGAAGCCAGCCTAATCCGCTGGCTTTTTCATATAAATTATTTAAAATAATGCTTTACTTTTGGTAAAAAATAGGTATAATAGAATTATAAATTTAACAAAGGACAAACCAAAATGAAAACGTTTCGCGAATTTAGAGCAGAATCTGTTCAAATTACTCCTAAACAAATTCCGTCTAACTTTACCCTAACTCTAGACTCATTAAGCCTAAGAAATAAAGATAAGTTTGATTCTGCTTTATTGACGCTAAGAACTGCTATGGAAGAAGGCAGTGTTCGTAAGGCTGATTTAGACGGTGTAAAATCAATCTTGAATACTGCTTGTGAATCTACTTGGGAAAAACATTACGTCAAAGCTTACCTAGATCAATCTCGTGAAGAAAGAGATTCTGCTACGCATGCGACGGAAGAAGAAGACCTTTATTATAAAAATAAAGGATTTGTGAATATGGACGGTATCATTAAGAAATATTCTAAGTTAGCCGGTAAATCTAAATTGATAGCAGTAGCAATCCAAATTGCGTCTGAGTATGCTCCGTTCAAAGGTATAATTGACCAGTTAAAATCAAACGTCACTAAAGGTAGAGCACCATCTTTAAATGTTAAACCGGTTAACCCTAATCAAGTTAGAGGAACTTGTGGTTGGTGTTTGCGCGATATCTCTGTCGACAAAACTGGACTTATGTCTCACCACGGGTTCACTAGACCTGGAACCGGATACCAAACTCAGTCTTGCGCCGGCGTAAATTTTAAAAATTTAGAAGTGTCTCTTGATGGTTTGAATGCTAGAATTGAAGCTACCGAAAAAGAAAAGGCAAATTTAGAATTACGCCTAAAACAACTTCCTAATGCTATCAGTCTTAATATTCGTAAAACAGGAAGTCGTGACGTTATCGCCATAGGAAAAGATGATCCAAACTGGGAAAAGGCTTTACAAACAAATAAAGTTAACCTAGAGTCAGAGATTAAAGCTATATCGAATGAGCTGAATGACCTTCATAAAGTTTTATTGAAATGGCAAAAATAATGCTTTACTTTTGATAAAAAATAGGTATAATAGAGTGTAATGAAACCTTAATCAATTCGGAGAGTAAAATGAGCAACTTCCAACCGTCACCGCCAGTCGATACCCTACTCGACCTTGCTGATGAAAATAACTTAAACAGATTGCAGTTAGCTGAAGCGCTCAATATTTCTGACGATTACCTTACGAACATTATAGATGGAATTTACCCTATAACCTTTATTGCCGATAATATCGTTGCTAGATTTGGAGGTTCTGTTGAGTTTTGGTATAACAGACAATTAAATTACGTCAAAGCTATGCTTGACTACGAGTAGATGTAAACGACCCAGCCGCTGTGCTGGGTTTTTTATGCCTGAAAATAAAACTTTACTTTTTACTCCTAGACGAGTATAATAGCTTAGTCGGGCGTGAATTGAGGTTATGAGGTTAAAATAAATGTTATTATTATTTGGTTCTAGTTTTCTTATTATTATGCTATTAGGCTTTCAAAGTCAACTAGTGAAAAATAAAGAAGTTATTCCTTCCTTTGTTACGTCATTAATGGTTGGGTCGCTTCAAATATTTTTATACAAAAATACACCAAACGCCGGCTTATATGAGTCTATTGCTTATGTTATGGGTGGTTCTTTTGGTATTGCCAGTTCAATTTATGTACACAATTTTTGGTTAAAACTTACTAAACAAGAGGATGAATTATGATTAACGCTAGAAATGAACTTCAAGAACAATTAGTATCAATACCAGCTAAACTAGAATGTGCCGATATTACCCGTGAAATTTATGATTTTGTTAAAAAACAATATTTTGAAATTGAGATTAGATTACCGGTAGGGTATTCTGAAGAAGAATTTACCGCGTTTTTAACTGCGTTAAATTTTGATTATGATGATGGTTACGGTACACAAGAACTATATGGTACGATTTGGTTTGATGATGGCACATGGTTAGAACGTGACGAATATGACGGTAGCGAATGGTGGGCGTTTAAGCAATACCCTGTAATTCCAGAATACCTTTCACCAGAAAAGTCTGAACTCGATGAAAACTTCCAACAAGGTTTAGTTGATAACTTCAAACAATTCGTTAAGGCTTAACTATGATATTACAAGATTTACGAAAACGAAATCTAAAATTGTTTTACTCGCGACGCAAGTCTCGATTTATGAATACGCGATATAATGCGTTAGGGTTTATCACTAGATATAGGGAAACAAGATACGAGCAGATTTCTAGCGAAGCTGCCGATAGGCTTGTAGTTAATATGCTACATATGCCTAAAATTAACAAAATGCGTAAACGGTATAATTTGATTGATTATTGGAGAAAATATGCTAACAAAATTTAGGAATCTATTTAAGTCAGTGAATTCATCTGAGGAAGCGGCAGAAGTGTATATGAATTATGTTGAGGATAAAAACAAACAGGTAGAAGAAGCGGCTTATTACCTTTGGCTCAACGGTTCTACTGATGCTGAATCTAACTGGAAAGATGCGGAGAAACAGATTAATGGATAACATTTTACTTTTGTCATTTTCAGTTACATTTGTGGCGTTGATTCCGTTTCTTTATTTACCAAAATAGATGTTTGGTTCTGGTAGAATTTATTTCATGATTGAAAAACACGTTGGGGTAGGCGTTAGGTGGGATAATGACGTTTACCCTTTTGAGTTACATATCATTGTGTTATGCTTCAGTATTTCTATAGGATTTGGCAAACGCCGGTGGTAAAATAATTTAAAAAAAAGCTTTACTTTTCATAAAAAGAGAGTATAATAGATCGTAATGAAGTTAAACCTTAAATTATTCGGAGTGTGATATGTTAGTTGAAGATAGAGTAACCGGTGAAATGTACGATCCTCAAGTTGAGTTCGAAAAATTGCTTCAAGACCCTGAAGTAATTGATCAAATGGTTCGTATGAAAGAAGAACGTGGTCGCGGTTGGCCAATTCGTTCAAGTCAAGACTGTGGAGGTAACTGATGTCAAATGTTATCACCAAACTTACTGAAATTTCAAGAATTTCAAACGATCCTATTGTTTACCTTAGAATGCGTAATCTTCTTGCGCATTATGAAATGCTAGAAAATAATCCGGCGGCTGAAGCTATGTTAGATGTTGTTGATAAATTCTATATGTTTTGTTCTTTGCTTGAAGATAACAGCGTTGTTCGTAAAAATAATTTAAAATAAAGCTTTACTTTTGGTAAAAACAGAGTATAATAGATCTTAATGAAGTTAAACCCTTGTTAATTTGGAGCGTATATTATGAGCAATATTTGTTTAGTTCGTGGTTGTAAAAATGAAAGAACATCTGCCGGTACAAATAAAAAGACTGGTGCACCAATTTTACGCAGTTACTGCTTACCGCATTACAAAGATTATCAAAATGAAGTAGCGTATTATGAAGGATTTGAAGACCATGCGGATAAAGTGCGCCAGTCTGAAGAAGCAAAAGCAATTAAAGCTGGGTTTCCCAGCGCGGCGGCTTTAAAACTACATAAACAAAACGAAAAAGCAAAAACAAATGGTTTTCATAGTGCGGCTGCGCAAAAACTACATAAACAAGATGAAAAGGCAAAAATCGCCGGTTACGCTGACCGGTTTGAACAATCTAATGCTAAAAGTGGTCACCGCCAACATTTAAATACCTACTGCGAAAATGTTGATGGTAGATTAGGCTTTCGTTGTACCAGTACTATTTTGAAAACATCTCAACTTGAAGCAGACCATGTTTACCCTAAGAAAAGAGCTTTCGCAAACGGCTGGGCTGAGGAACAAGTTAATGCTAAATCAAATATTCAAACTTTATGTGCTTGCTGCCACAAATACAAAACACTTGAGTACAAAGATTATTCTATGAAATTAGATGTTGAAACTGAAGCTTTATTGAATAAACTGATTAAATTTATTGCAAACAAAAACTGAGGAAATACTATGTTCGGATTCAAAAGTGAAAAAGATGTGTTGATTGAAAGTTATGAAACTATCATTGATAGAAAAAATAAAGAGATTGCTGAGTTAACTAAGGCGCGTGCCGCTGAATTGTCTACCGCCGATTTTGAAATTGATTTTGAGTTGTTGAACCCATTTTCTATTGAAAGATGTATGGACAACGGGAAACCTATAACTTCTCTAGGATACTTTGATTCAAAAGGTGACACTCGTGAATGGCTTTTGTGTTGTTCTTTAGCAACTCACCAAAGGTTAGCTGCTGATTTTAGAGAGTTCCTATTTAACAAATACTACGAGGAATAATATGGGTTGTTATGATTCGTTTTATGTTAATAAAGTTGAAATTCAAACGAAGGAGTTGACCTGTACTTTGAATAGTTACCGGTTAGGCGATACGGTCATTACTGATGATGGCGCAACTAATTTTTACATAATTGAAGAAGATCCGGAACTAGGGTTTGTTGGGTTAATTGTTCTGAACGGGATATATGCCAGTTATAGCATAAATAAAAGCAAAGACGGTTGTAAATTTTTCGCTGAGTGGTGTTTCCAACACCACTTTGAAAAAGGAAATGATACGTCAAGAATGTTTGCTAATTTGATTAAAGATAGTATCAACCCAAGGCTATACCAAGCTGAGAAAAAGTTAAGTGAAATTCAGCAGGCAATTACAACGCATGAAGCCTATTTGAAAAATCCTGAGTCAAATTCGATTTTCTCATTTTTGAAATTCTGGGATAACTTTAAAGCCGGTGAGTCTGTATCATGTGTTATCAAAAATATAATGGAGGGAAATAAATGATAAATGTCTATTTAGATTTAGATGGGGTTATGGCTAATTTTGACGGTGGGGTTGATGCTTTATTTAATCAGCCAACAAAACAATTTTTTGCTGAGTTAGGCGCTTTTAAAGCATGGGCAAAACTAGCAGAAGTTGATCATTTGTTTTTAAATCTTGACCCATTACCTAATTACAAAACTTTGTTCTCACATCTTAAACGATTACATGATGATGGTACAATTAATTTAGAAATCTTAACAAGCTTACCTATACCCAGTGGAAAATTGGTTACCGCTAAAGCCGACAAAATTGCTTGGGTTAAGAAATACCTAGATAAAGATATCAAAGTGAATACAGTAATTGGTGGCGCTAAAAAGGCAAAATACATCAAATCTCCTACAGACGTTTTGATTGACGATTTACCTAGAAACATTACAGCTTGGAAAGACGCCGGCGGTACTGGTATTCTGTTTAAAAATAATGCTGAAACTGTGATACAATTATCAAAAATAATTTAAAAAAAGCTTTACTTTTCATAAAAACAGAGTATAATAGATCTTAATGAAGTTAAACCGTAATTAAATTGGAGTTTGAAATGTCTGTTATATCTATCGTTGAAGAATTAAAATCTACTAATTCTAGACTTGAAAAAGAAGCTATCCTTAAAAAGCATGTTGATAATTCATTGTTGAAATCTGTTTTGATTCGTACGTTAGCGTCACATATCCAGTATTACCAACGCAAAATCCCTGCGTATGTTACTAATGGTAAAAACGTTGAATTGATTGAAGCCTTAGAACGTATGAATGATTTGGCTGACCGTAAAGTTACCGGCAACAAAGCTATCGAATTTTTATCTAATATCCTTTCTGACGTATCTGCTGATGACGCTAAGGTAATCCAGTTAATCATTAAAAAAGATTTAGATTGCGGCGTTTCTACTCCTACCGTGAATAAAATTTGGAAAGATTTGATTCCAACTTTTGACACTATGTTATGTACTCCTATGAACGATAAAGTGCTGGCTAAAATGGTTTATCCAGCTATCGCTCAAAAAAAGCTTGACGGCTTGCGTTGTAATGTTGTGGTTAAAGGTGATACTGTTACTTTCTATTCAAGAAACGGTAAAACCTTTGACCTATTAGGCAACCTTGAAAAAGAATTTATTGACGCGGCTAAAGGCGCTGATGTGGTATTTGATGGTGAGTTATTGGTATCAGAAAATGGCGTAGAGCTTGACCGTCAAACTGGTAACGGCATTTTGAATAAAGCTAACAAAGGCACTATCTCTGAAGCTGAAGCGGCTAAAATTACTATGACCGTTTGGGATATTATTAACTACGATAGCTGGGTTGACCAAAAACAGTCTACTCCTTATATTGAAAGATTTGACTATTTATCTACTTTAGGGTTAACCGGTAAACTATCGCTTGTTCCTAGTTTTATCGTTAACTCTTTAGATGAAGCCAGAGCAATTTATGAAGATTATTACGCGCAAGGTTTTGAGGGAATTATCCTTAAAGCTATGAACGCTATCTGGGAACCAAAACGTTCTGCTTCTCAAATTAAATTTAAAGGTGAAGAAACTACTTCATTACGAGTAGTCGCTATTCAAGGCGGCGCTATCGGTTCTAAATACGAAGGTCAAATTGGTGCGTTGTTATGTGAGTCTGAAGACGGTAAAGTAAAGGTATCAGTAGGTTCAGGCTTAAACGATGACGATAGAAAAAATGGTGACTTTTTAGGTAAAATTATCGAGGTTAAGTATAACACCAAAATTAAATCTAAAGGTTCTGATACATATTCACTATTCCTACCAAGATACCTTGAAGTAAGAATAGACCGTGATGAAGCTGATGTGCTTGACCACATTAAATAAGGAGAATTATTATGGGATGGTTTAATAGAGATAAAGATAAAATTGAAGAATTGCGTATTCTAATTACAGAACAAAACCGTACGATTAAAATGTTACAAGATAAAATTGATTTGTTAGAGGGAAACCCTAAACCAGAAGAACCTGTATCTACTTATAGACGACCAAAAAATCGTCCGGTTACAATTTCATCTGAAGACGATTATTTTCCTTCAGCGGTATCTGCAATCACTGCTATATATGACGATAGTTCTTCTAGTTCATATAGTAGCGCTTCATCTTATTCTAGTTCTTGTGATAGCAGTTCGTCATACTCAAGTGATTCTAGCAGTTCTTCTTCAAGTTGCGATTAGGATATTATAATGAAAGAGTTAAACATTGAAATCTCAGGCGCAGCCGGCGCGGGTAAATCTAGTCTTGCTATTTTTTTGTCAGACTTGTTAGAACAGAATGAGTTTGAGGTAGATTTAAAATTAAATGATTGTAATGAGTCTAATCTTAGAAAATCTGCTTATTGTATTATTACAAGTCTGTGTAGAGACACTAAGATTAATATCATAGAAAAACAAACATCACGAGAAGATAATCCGTTGTACCCATTTTCTTATACAAATTCTTGTAACGGAAAATACATAAACATAATCAAAAAGAACGGTATGATTATGTTAAATTCAAAACATTTGAGTTTGTTTATTTCAATGTTAAAGGTACATATCGGCGATAAACTTTTGCTTTCTGATGTAGTATCTACAAAAAAATATAACGTATTACAACGTGATTCAAATAATACTATTATCCATAGAACTTGTAACGGTGAGTGGGATTCAAAATACGCTATTACTAAGAAAGAAGAAGGTTTTTGTACTTTATACGGGTTAGATGATGGTGATAATATTAAAGTGGAAAAAGCATATATCCCAAGAATGATTAAAGAATTGGAGTCAATGTTATGATTATTTTAATTGCTGTGGTGAGCGGTATTTTGATTGGAAGTTGGTTTTGGTTAACGATTCATAAATTGAGAGAACTATAATGGCATTATTCGGTAAAAATAAAAGTGAAAGAATTAGAGATTTAGAAAATGATGTTGCTAACGTGCACGTCAAATTTGATAATCTGAAACGTAAAAATGTTATTTTGGAGCAACAGGTTGAAGCGCTTCAAACTACCATTAAAGAATTAGCAGGTGCACAAGAAACACCAGAACGTATTAGTACGTGGGGAAATGCTAAAACTATCCCAATTCAGCATAAAACTTACGCATTAGTGGGCGCAAATAAATGAAAAAACTATTATTAGTTGCATTATTGCTACCGTCACTTGCTATTGCTGATGGTTTACCAAACGCTAAATTAACCGCCGGCGCGTTAAACCCAAACGTCACCACTGGTAATATCAAATCAACTGTTTGTGTCCCTAATTATACTGCTACGATTAGACCTCCTTCTTATTACACCAACAAATTAAAGTTGAAGCAAATTAAAGAATATGGTTATGTCGATAAAGACCCTAAGCATTATGAGGAAGACCATCTTATTCCATTATCGGTAGGCGGCGCTCCTTCTGACCCAGCTAACCTTTGGCCAGAGCCTAGATACGGTGTAAACCACGCGACTAAAAAAGATGTGTTAGAATCTTGGGCACATAGGGCGGTTTGTAAAGGTACACTTAATTTGAAAACTGCCCAAGATATGTTTGCTACTGATTGGGTTGCTGGTTATAACAAATACATTAAAAAATAGGATAAACTATGATTAACAGCAGAGATTTGAACGACTTACATCCAAAAGTTAAAGCAATGGCTGAAAAGTTTTTAGCTAAATGTAAAGAACACGGGTTGGATATTTTAATCACATCAACATATCGTGATAATGAAAGCCAAAACGCCTTATACGCGCAAGGTAGAACCACAGCGGGTAAAAAAGTGACTAATGCTAAAGGTGGTCAATCTTGGCATAATTATAAGTTGGCATTAGATTTCGTTCCTATTGTTAATGGTAAAGCTCAATGGGCAGACACGGCGGCGTTTACTAAAGCCGGTCATATTGCCAAAGAAGTAGGGTTTGAATGGGCGGGTGATTGGGTTAAGTTTAAAGAACTGGCGCATATTCAGTTCACTAACGGGTTAACCTTAAAGGATTTACAAGCTGGGAAAACTATTGATGGCTGATACGCTAATCGGCAAACAGGCATATATTAAATCGTCAGATAATCCGGTAACAATTGTTTCTGAGCCAATACCATCGCCGACAGGTGTGAAAGTCGTCATTGTGTTTCAAGATTTGAAAATGGATACTATTGACGTTTCCGCATTAATACTAGCCAAACCGTTTTAACTATTAAAGCCAGCCTAACAAGCTGGCTTTTGCATTTGTCAAAATTATTAAAAATAAAGCTTTACTTTTAGATCCTAATAGGTTATAATTAGTTGAATTTAAAAATTGGAGGTTAAAATGTGTATCGTTGAAATGGCTTTAGAATTTGCTACTGCTAAACACTATGGTCAAACAAGAAAGGTAACTGGAAATCCTTATATATCTCACCCTATCCACGTTGCGGCGTTATTACCTAAATACAAAACATCAAAGCGTATCGACGAATTAAAAGTAGTTTGTTTGTTACACGATACAGTTGAGGATACAGATACTACATTATCTGAAATAACTTCATTATTTGGTGGCTTTGTTGCGAGTCTTGTTGCTGAATTAACTTCTGACGATAAAGAAATTAAGAAGGTAGGCAAAGTTGTTTATTTGAAAAACAAAATGGTTGGAATGTCAAGCTACGGGTTGACATTAAAATTGTTGGATAGATTATCTAACATTAGTGATGCGCCAAAAGCTTCTTATGTAGAAGACACGGTAGATATGATGAATTTCATATTTGAAAATAGAAAAATCAATGCGACGCAAGCTAAAATTATGAATGATATTTTAACAATATGTGAAGGAACATTATGACAGCGAAAAATAATTATGTAGACAATGTAAAATTCTATGAAGAAATTGTCAAGCGGAAATCCGCATTAAAAGAAGCCGAAGAAAAGGGTTTACCTAAACCAAAAATCAATGATTATCTTGGAAAATGTATAACCGATATTGCCACCAACTTTGCTAAAAGACCTTTATACTACGGGCGCTCTTATAAAGATGAAATGATACAAGATGCTATAGTTAACTGTATCAGATATTTCGATACGTTTGATCCTGAGCGAACCCAAAATCCATTTTCATATTTTTCTCAGTGCTGTTACTATTCATTCCTTGCTACAATCGTAAAGGAACGCGACCAAGCCTATACTCGTAGCCAAATGGCAAAAAATATTAATGTTGAAAAGTATTCTAGCCAAGAACACGATAATAAAGAAGTTGTGAACGAATATCTTGAATATCTAAACTCTTTACAAAAATCAGATTATTCAAAATATTATGAAAAGAAACCTAAGTTAAAACGTGAACACATTAATGAATTAGCAAAATTTATGGAAGCAGATATTGATTTATTTGATGTAGTTGATGACATTAATGAACCCGAAAATCTTATAGGTTAAACATGAAAATATGCTGGCTAGGTGACGTTCACGTAGGCGTTAGAAATAACTCCACGAATTTCCATAAACACTCTGAAAAATTCTTTTCAAAGGTGTTCTTTCCATACCTGAAGGAACACAATATATCCACCATTATTCAGCTTGGTGACTTATTTGATAGCAGAAAAGCGATTAACCTGCTATCATTATACGAAGCCAAACGGGTTATTTTTGACCCAATGAAAGCTAATGGAATGACGTTCTATACCTTACTAGGAAATCACGATATTTATTATAGAGAATCTCTTCAGGTTAACTCTACGGCTTTACTGCTTAATGAATATTCTAACGTGTATATATTTGACCAACCGAAAGCAGTTCAATTCGCCGGCTTAAATATCGACTTTATCCCATGGGTGTGTAACGACAATAAGGAAGAAGTTGCGTCATTTGTTTCTAATTCAAAATCAGATTATTGCGTAGGACATTTTGGGTTTACCGGCTTTCAAATGTATAAGGGAGTTGACGCTCACGATGGGTATCCTGTTGAGATGTACTCCAAATACAAATTAGTCGTATCAGGTCATTACCATACAAAATCGGTTAAAGGTAATATTCTATACACAGGAACGCCTTACGATACTACATGGTCTGACTTCAACGATCCTAAAGGCTTTTGGATATTCGATACAGATACCGGTGAAACTGAGTTTATTCAGAACCCTTATACTATATTCGAGAAACTTGAATATGATGATACATCAACAGATTATTCTAAATTTGATGTGTCTACGTTAACCGATAAATATGTAAAATTGGTTATCGTGAACAAAAATGACTTATTTGGTTATGATAACTTTTTGAAGCGGTTATATAGCGCCGGCTGT